GCGCACGAGGAAACGGAAGGAATCGACTCAGGAGTTGAACTACCGTCGCTGGGTCGAGCGATTACCAAAAGCCTTGACTTCGATCACTCGTAAAGATGCCAGCCTTCGGTGTTAGATCGTCTACGATTCTGAAGACTTGCCATACGGCTCTTCGATCGCTGTTCGTTGAAGTCGTTAAGACGTACGATTGCAAGGTCATTCAGGGTGGAAGATCAATAGATGAGGAGATGCAGGCGATTCGAACTGGACATTCGAAGCTCTTGTCCCCTACAGAGTCGAAACACGTCATAGCTCCTGGGATTCGGACGCTATCGGATGCCGTGGACGTTGCTCCATATCCAGTCGTCTGGCCGAACGACGGAATGAGCCCAGCTGAGCATATGCACGCGGTTGGCAGGTTTTATCACTTTGCAGGATACGTGCTGCGAGTGGCAGAGTATCTTGGCACACCTGTTCGCTGGGGCGGAGACTGGAACGGTGATCTGATATTTAGTGACCAGACGTTTGACGACCTTGACCACTTCGAGGTGATAGTGTGAAGCGTTTCAGCCCGCTGATCTACCTCGCTATTGGAGCGGTGATAGCATTCTTCCTGATTCCGAGGAAGACTGTCATCAAGCCAATACCTCAGATCGTGACCGTACATGACACGGTACGAGACACGGTGAGGCTCAGAGGCCCGAGAGTCGTGACGACAGACACGGTGCACTTGATAGTTCGCGTGACTCTTCACGACACTGTGCAGATACCTGTGAACGCAGATTCAGCCCAGAGGCCCCATCTATGGCCCGTTCTGAACGCCCAGATTGGAAAATCCCGAGGGGATACCAGTCTGACGACCACCTTCAGCTTGCGTTCTGGAAAGACGGTGGAGAGCCGTATCTGGACGCCGGGGCCGTTGAAAAGCATATGGGCAGACAGCAGCGGGACACCGAGGATGGACTTTTATCCTCCCATGACACAAAAGACATTCGGGCTAGTTCCGAAGCTTCTCTGGAGTGGGATTGGGTTCGGAGTGTGTAGGATCACGAAGTAGTACAAATTTGTACAAGGGAGCATATGGCAAGGCCGATAACAACCAGACAGGTATTCCCGCTGCCCAGTGGAGTGGGGCCGACCCCGGTGCCGTTCTTCTCTCCGCCAAAAGGAATAGACGTAGTGTCGACTTTGGCGGCGATACAACCTGGATATTCGCCACTGATTCGCAATCTGGTGCTAGATAGAGGCGTGATGCGTAGCAGATGGGGAACAGAAGCGTACCATGATAAGCAGAGTGGAAAGAAGCTGCAACTGACGACCGATCTCATCGGGACGGACATTGTAGCTGACACGACGATCACGCCTAGGTCGACTGCGGGACAGGGTTCTGCAGCAGGATGGACTGATCCAGATGGAACGTCGAACGGAGCGAACTCGATAACGTTGAATGTCGGGCAGCCAGCTGCTTCGATCGCCGCTGTAGACCGACTGTTTAACGTAGTCGGCGATCCAGCCGCTGGAAACAATATTGACGCGTACGATGACATCTACGTTGTCAAGTTCGCAATTCAAGCTAACGCAGGTGGAATGACACAGACCGGTTCTGTCGTTATAACTGCTGACTGCACCGCTGCCGTTGATCTTGAGGTCTCCACGGATGGAGGCTCATCGTGGAGCACTGTTAGTAACTACTCCGTGAGAGCTACTGCTGGCCATAGTCAGACGACCGTCTTTAACGCTCCCGTCGTCGTGTCTGGTACGCCGTCGCAGATCAGATTCCGCTTAGCGCTGACATTCAGCATACAAGGCGGATTCCCTGTCGCGACTGGAAATGCTACGGGACTTGTCAAAGTGTTCGGTGCTGCCTGGTTGACAGATACCTATCCCGTAACCTGGTCTACGTCAACATCGTCGTCATTCGTACCTACGCCACGGGTTCCTATTCGCTGGACAGAATCGAATATTCAGACGTATAGCGACCCGACAGAGGCGGCCAGCGCGTGGACGGATAGATACACGTTCCCGGCAAACCAGCTAAACTCTGATAACCTGCTTCCTACGTACGTCACGTGGAGAGACACTATAGTATCTACAGATGTGGGCAACGTCAAGCAGGCAGGTACGCCTAATCGTATCGGTAGCAAAGGACTTGTCAGCTCGACACTCGTATCACCTCATACGACTACGATTCTGCCGCACTCGCCGCGAGCAGCACAGATCGCAATTTTCGGCAACAGGGTAGTCGCTGCACGTGTCAACGAGTGGACGGCGGGAACTGATCCTTGGGTAGAAGAAGTGGTCCGTCTAAGTCGATTGAGATGGTGCGTGAAGAACGACAATAGCGACTGGGACGGCCTAGGAAGTGGCTTCGAGGACTTGTTTGTACCTGGAGGCCACACCGACGAAGTCATGGGAACTTATCCCGTCAACGACGAGACTGCGATAGTAGTCAGCGAACGCTCAATGAGACGATTGGATGTGACGGGATTCCTCGACGCGCCGTTCAAGTTCACGCTGCTGACACAGGAACTCGGAACGCTGTCGAGATACACGATCCGCGCTGTACCAGGCGGCGTCATATTCCTAGGTTACGACGACGTTTACATCATCGGCATTAGTGAGATAAGACGGATAGGTACGCGAGCTCTACGTGATTCGTTGAGAGCTATCACGAATCAGCGATTGGCGTACGGGTTCGCAGATCAGTACAATTCTAGATACATCGTCACGTTTAAGGAAGGCAGCACGACCGTAGTGTGGCAGTACAGCTTCCTCGACGACGGATGGACAAAACTAGAGTTTCCGTTTGATATAGTCTCAATCGACAGAACCTCTTACACACTGAACAGTGTGCACTTCTCAGCTGCGTATCTCACTATGCGATCTATCGGCGGGTATAGCTCTCGTGAGAACTCGTCTAAGACACGAGATACGGACTCGGCTGGCGTAACAGTTGACTCATCGCTGGAAGCGAGAACTGGATTCATCGTAGTCGATTCTCCACTACGCAAGGTGAAGCTAGTCGAAGTGCAGCTCCTATACGAAGCCGCAGAAGCACAGGCGCTGACGTTTGAATACTCAGTGGACGGCGGGGATAGCTGGCTGCCGTACTCTGCACTCGACGTAGCAGTGACAACTAAACCAACCGTCTTGTCTGTACGAAAGACGTTGGAGACTGGCGGATTGATGGTAAGAGTTACTAGCTCTTCGCTAGGCACGCTGAAGGTGATTTCACTTACCGCGTTCGCGGTTCCTGGAGCGATGATAAGGCCATGAAGCTCGAACTGACATCGACTAAAGTTAGCACAAGCGACATACTGCGAGCACTGGATCATCGCATATCGCCGTTGGATAACTGGCAAGCGCGAACGCTAGGTCCTATCACAACGCCAGGAAGTGTAGATACGGAGTTCGCTGTCGCACACAATCTCGGCATCGTGCCGACGTACTACGTCTGGAACGTAGACAAGAACGCTGTCGTTTACGATTCACGGAGAGTAAATTGGACGGAATCGCAGATGTTCCTAAAATGCAGCGCCACGAGCGTAACGCTGTATCTGATAGTGCTTTAATCGAGCTCGGTCGCTACAAGGTCAAGATGATGACGCTGACTTGGCCAAAGCTGCTCCTGTTATGGGAACAGCTGAAACGATTCCGTACGCTGTTCAGCGATCTGACTCGCGGAGATCTAGAGAACTTTATCCGCTATGTCAGCAATCAGGACACGTTCTGGCTGGAGATTTGGTGCGACAAAGAGCTAGTGGGCATAATCACCTGTGACGGGATATCGAAGGTCGTGGACATAGATGCTCACGTGCTGTTCCTCGATAGAGATGTAGCGGATAAGGTTGACATCTGCAAGGCGACTGTAGCGTGGCTGTTTAGCAACTTTCCACTACAGCGGATCAGCGTGCAGGTGCCGACTATGTATCACGCAACTATCAGGCTGGTAAGGAACCTTGGATTTAAGCAGGAAGGCAAGAAGCGTGCGGCAGTCCTCATAAGCGGCAAGTGGGTTGACCAGTATCTATTCGGTATCACTCGCCAGGAGGCGATGAGCCCATGAGTTTCCTTACTGGACAGACAAAGCAGATCAGCTCAGGTCAGCCTGGAGACATCGCCGGGTTGAGAAAAGGCATCATCGACTTCCTGACGACTCAGGGTTTCGGCACAGCGCTGACTGGAGGCGGAGTAACAGATCAGGAACAAAGTCTGTTTCAGAAATCGCTCGCACCAGTCCTTGCACAGGCGAAAGAGAGCGCTGGCAATCTAACTGGCTCCGGCCTCGGCAACATCATCGGGACTGCGGCTGGAAGATCGACAAGCGATTTCCTGCTCAACCTGCTAAAGCAGAAGGCTAGCAACTACTCTAGCCTGCTCGGAGGCCTCACTACGGCAGGAGTTGGACCTCCGACGTACGGCCATCAGCCAGGCTTTCTGGACTATCTGTTCCAAGGTGCTAAAGCAGCTGCTCCATTCCTCGTGCCTGCCGCAGCGGCAGGCGCAGCAGCGGGAGCAGCAGGTGGCGGTGGCGGTGCCGTGAGCTTGGGAGGCTGACATGACCATACCTATCATTCCAGGTCCCTTTTCGTTCCTCGGCGAGGCTGGCGCAGCTCTTGGCGAGTACGGTGCTGTGAAAGAAGAACATCGGCGATACGTCCAGAAACAAGCCGCTGACGCTCTGGCAACGCTCGAGCGCCTAACACAGCTAGGCGTGTTGAGAGCAGATGTGTATGGAAGTCCCGACGTTCAGCATCTGGCCTCCGTCGCGGGAGTACCGATTCCAGCCAGTGCAATCGCTCCTCAGCCAAAGGAGAAGCTGGCTGCTCGCGCAGCGAATGAGGTCATTCCCAACTTGTCGCCGACAGGAGTTGCAATGGCCTCCGGGCTGCCGACTCCTGCTGCACAGACGAGGGAGGAGATCACTGGCACAGCCCTTGCAGCTCCACTCACTCCTGGCCAACAGGCTGCGGTCTCTGGAGTTCCGACTCCTGTCCAAGCAGAGGCCACACAGGAAACTGCAAAGGCAACGGCGGCCCAGGCAAAAGCACAGGCGGCGCTAGTGGAGAGCGCACAGGTGCTGGTGGGAAAAGACCCCGAAGCGGCGAAACTGGCGCAGGAAGCAGCGCTGGGGATATTGCCCTATCGGATTGAGCAGCTCAAAGCGACGAGAGAGGGCCTCACGGAGCGGCTCAGGGCTAGATCAGACAATGCACGTATCATCCTAGGCGTGCTGCAAGGCGCAACATCGCTGACGAAGCAGGCAGTAGACGCATGGGAAACGAAGTTTCGGCAAGACGCTGCCTTGGCGCAAGTTGACCCTGCGAACGAGAAGGAAGCGGCAGCATTTAGGGAGGTGTGGGAGAAGAATAATCCCAGGCCAGATGCGGAGAGCGTGTCGACGGAGTATATCAAAGCCATGACTGGAATGTCCTTGGAGGAGTACCAGAAAGCGTTCAATGAAGCTAGACAAACGCTCTCCGAGGTCGAAATCTCCCGCAAGGCAAACAGAACGCAAGGTCAGGGGACCGTGCCGCCCGCAGCGCCGACTGCGCCTGGGAAGCCTGACAAGCTCCACGGAGCGATATCGCTACTGACTGGAGCCGGCAACGCGGGAACGAGCGAGTTGGACAGGAAGGCAGGCCAGTTCGCCGATGCGGTTCGCGATGGAGCATACACTTCTCTCGAAGCGAGGTTCGTCTTTGCTCAGCTAAAACGCACTCTGACTGCAGAGGCGTACGAACGCCTGAGGCTGCTCTATAACGCTCACGCTGCGGAGCCAATCAAGTGAGTAACCCATTCACTGATCTTGCAGAGCAGACGAAGGTGCCTGCAACGCCGGAGCAAGCGCTTCAGACGCAGGGGAATCCGTTCACAGATGCCGCACAGCGAGATACGGCGAATCCCTTTACCGACTTGGCAAGTGGCAAGACGGATACCTTTGCGCTTCGCACAGCTAGCATCCAGGCGGCTACGCCATCATTCCCTGAGCGACACCCTATCATCAACGCCGTGCTCGTTGAGCCAGCAAAGGATTTCGCTGAGGCGATAAAGACCTTCATCGTTGACGCCTCAGACCGGAACATGCGAGCGCACGCGAAGGTGTTTGGAGTAGTGCCGCCAAGTGAGCTGAACACCGATCCAACGAAGCCGATACGCACTCCGGACTACTACGAGAGCTATGGAGAGTTTCTCGCACGACGCTCGGCAGAAGGCGATCCGCTGGCGATTGAATCCCTCAATCGGACTATGCGCGGAGCTGCGCTGTTGGGTAGCTTCGTCGGTGCTCCGCTCTTACGGGCTGTGCCAGGCGTCACGAAAGTGCTTGGTCGGGCAGGTAGCTTCCTGACCGGCGAGTTCCTTGGCGGCTCTATCTACGGCTCTCTGCGACCGCTAAACGAGGGCGAAAGTCGTGCCCAGGCGGTTCTTGGAGAGGGCGCCTTCTTCGCAACTATCGGGGGCGCACTATACGTAACTGGACTGGGCTACAAGCGCTTCATCCTTGCGCTGCCAAGAGCGAAGCGGATAGCCACGATGCGAGCGGCGCAGCGAGGGCTGGATGATTTGGCAGCGCAAGGAGTCAAACTAGATGATCTGCCTGCGGATCAACGAGCGGCGTTTGAGACGCCGATTCTCGAGAAAGCGATTCGTGAGACAGAGCCAGGGGCTGTTGATCTCGATGCGATAGCGAAGGCTGAGATCGACAGGGCTATTGAGCCGACTCCACGGTTCGGGGCTGAGAGGGGTGCACTCAACCTCGAGCCGCCTCCTGGAGAGCGAGTGTTGGAACTACCAGAGCAACAGTTCAGGCAAGTCCTCGAGAAGATGGAGCCGCTCAAGGTTCCTCCGAAGGTCGAGCCAGCCGTGGCTCCTAAAGGCTTTGTGCCTGGAAGCGAGGCGGCGCTGGAAGAAACTGCCGCACAGATTCTCGAACCGCGAGAAGTCACGCTGCCTACTGCTCCACCGAAGGGCTTCGAGCCTACGGCGGCCGGGGCAGCAGCTGCTGGCGCGCCAGGTCACGTTGACGAGCTAGCGATGGCTGACGCTTCGATTGAGTTCGCCGTTGCAAGGATTGATCCTCTCGAGATCGCCTCGCCACAGGTGAAGAGCGATGCCGTCTTGACAGAGCAACTTGTCGGCGATCCTATCGAGCCAGGGCGCGGTAGCGCCGGCGTGCGTCAGGCTCTCGACAGAGCGCTGGCAAAGGAGAGTCCGGCCGCGGAACAGGGCATAGTGCTTGACTTGTCTCGCCCACAGCCTTGGGAAGTTGCGCTCGATCGGAAGGTGACGCCTGGTGAAGCCAAGCAGGTTCGGAAGGGAATAGAGGCAGCGCTGCGTCGTGAGAAGGCTCCTATCGAGTTTGAGTCAGCGGAGCAGACCAAGGCATCTTGGATGGAGCCGGAGGAAATACCTGTCACAACCTCCGGTCCGCAGGATGGCTTTGAGATCGCGGTGAAGCTGACAGACGACCAGATAGAGCAGCTGGCTCGCGGAGTTGCAGGCGTTGAAGAGCCACTGGTGAGGGGTGGCGGGATGGGTCGAGCAGGTATCATAGGCGCACGGACGTTGCTGACCATTACCGGCTCTGGCCTGGAAGCTATCTCCTACAACGACAATATTTCTGATAGCGAGAAGACCGGCTTACGGGCTGTTGGCGGATTCCTGATCGCTGCAGGGCTCTCGCCTGTCGTTGCCGAGTGGGCACAGAAGACTACCTTCACGAGGAAGCTAATCCAGCTCTACAACCCTGCGTGGCTCCTATCTCACGCGGGCTCGAAGGAAGGCTTGCGCCAGTACGTCGAGACGATGACCTATGCGCGAGCACTTGGCAGCACACACGCGAGGATGATTCGAGACACATTCGGTACGCCGGAGGCGCAGCGAGCGCTGATGTACGTCCTCGACGAGGGCAAGTCGGCCCCAGAGTGGCACATGCTATCGCCTGTCCAGCAGAATGCAGCCACTGCGATCCATCAGCTGAACCTTCGACTCGGCATGTTGCTGAAGGCGAACGGGATACTTGACGAGTATGTGGAGAACTACGTTCGTCACCTCCTTCCTCCAGAGTCTTTTCAGCGCTGGAGAACGACAGGCTTCCGCACCTTACCGACAAGCGGAGGGTTCACTAAGCCCCGGCACATTCTCGCGCTCCGCGATCTCGAGACCTGGGCCGCACAGCAGGGCGTTGCTGGACCTATCATGGATCCTGCGTTGGTGCAAGGATTCCACCTCGTCGAAGCCTACAAGGCTGTTGGCAACTCCCGAGTTCGCCAACTCTTCGAGCAGCTCGGCATGATCGCTGACGCGCCGAAGTCAGCATACACTGCAATCCCTCCCGACTGGCGTCAGGTTCGCATTGCCGGGATGGGTACGAAGATGGCTCCGAACGACATCGCTCAAGCACTTGAGAACATGGCGAATCCGGCAACGGGCGATGCAGGATGGATAAACGCTGCCGATACGCTCAAGTCGTATTGGATGAGAGGGATCATGTTCTGGTGGTGGGAGCACGGACTGAACGTGCTACGGAGCCTGCCAGCCGTTGCCATGAATCCAGTCGGCTACGCCGACTCCTGGCGTGCAGTTCGCGCTAACGATCCCGGTCTTGTCGAAGCTGCTAAGCACGGTCTGAATCTGTTCAGCAGGCCTGACTATGGAGCTCGTGCCAGCGAAGCTTTCGAGCAGACGATGCAGAAGCTCGGTGCCAAATCTCCCACACTTGCCAAGCTCGGTCGGATGGGAGGGTCGTTGATGGAGAAACAGGATCGATTCCTCTGGGACCAGATCGTGCCTTCCCTCCAGTACTTTGCCTACTCGAAGGAGATGGCAAACTGGGCAGATAAGACTGGTGGAAAGTTCTTGCCAAAGTCGCCTGAGTACATCGCCGCCGCACGACGGGCAGCTGATTACGCTAACATTGTCGCCGGTAAGATGCCACAGGAGCTAATCGACCCGACGCTAGCACGGCGCATGAGGCTGTTGCTGTTCAGTCCCCAATGGACCATGAGTCGCATAGCACTAACTGCTCACGCCGCTGGGGAGCTGAGCGAGATCGCTGCTGGCCGTCTCGATCCTTCGCAGGCAATGTACTTGCCGTTCAAGATGCGCCAGCTCGCATGGGGTATAGCACTAACCTACGCTGGCAGCAAGCTCTTGAGCGGCAAGGAGCCTGAGTTCAATCCCAACACCTCCAAGTTCTATATGCGTACGGGGCTGCGCGGAGCGAACGGCCGCGAAGTCGGTGTCGATCTGCTTGGTTGGTGGCAGCAAGACTTGCAGCAATTCAGTCACCCGATGGACTATCTCGGCAGCAAGCTGAACCCTGTCCTCAAGATCGCTGGTGAGACAATCAGCGGCAGGGACTATCTCGGCAGGGAGATGACGACCGGGCAGAAAATCACCAACATCTTCCGCAGCTTCGGACCACCTTCCGAGCTGACCGACTACGCCGTTCGTGAACTGCAAGGCGCGTTTCCTGGTGGAGCTCCAGGGCCCACGGCAGGAGAGCGTTTGCAGCGTATAAGTGGCATCCTTGCCACCGGCAACGTAGCCTCACTTCCACGACCGCTGGACGTCACCATCGGCAAGCTCGCTGGGAAGTTGCTGAGCGGACAACATCTGCCCGTCACAAGCGATAACATATTCGAGCTGAGCCGGCTGCTACGCAGCAACATCCTGGCAGGAAACAGCATCATCGACGGAAGGGTAATTACCTACCTGGCCTACAAGCGCCGTAGTTACCAGACTCGGGAACCTATCGGCGCTTCTCTTGACTATCTTTGGCAGGAGGGTCGACGCGTCTTGGCAGATTTCTAATCAACGCCAAGAGACATAGGTCCACTACGAAGATCGCAATCCAGACGTCGGACCCATGATCTTGTACAAACCTGTACAAGTTATTCATTTCGTCTCCCTAGCTACCCACAGCCTTTCGCAGAACGGGCAGCAGCGTAGCTTGTCAGTGTCTAGTAGCTGAATCACAAATACCCCTTTGCACTTAACGCACTGTACCGCGGTTGTCGCGACGTCTCCGCCCGCCAGGAAACCTAGGAACGTCTCTTCCATCGTCCGCTCGGCCATCGCTAAAGCTCCATGTCACTGGCCCTATCCGTAGCCAGAATGGTCTCCGCTTCAGAATCTCCTCCCAGTTAGGCGCATCAGCCTGGAAGTCCACACCTCTCGTTTTCTGGAAAGCTTCGCTAATGAATGACATCAGTTCCCACTTTCCATCGGATACCTCTTCAGTGTGACCAGGTTCTCGACACTCGCCCCACCTCACCCTCCTCCGCGCAGCACCCTCCGAGTGCCCCTACCCGTCATCGCTCTCCGTTAGGAGATATGAGACATTCTCTTCAGGAACTAGCAATCGTTCCTGAAAGCGTTGTCCCCACGGAGAGAACCACCAAACTTTGATCTCCTCGCCTCGACTGATTGCTGCTTGTACTGATAACGGATCGTCGCTGGTATAGAATGTCGCGCCTTCTTTAGTCTTGATGCACGTTGGCATTACGTTTTCCTCAGCGTGTGTGTCAGCTCAACGAACTTCTTGACTGCTCGAGAGTTCGCTCCGTTGGTGGACACAGGGCTGGTATATTCTCTCATAATCCTTTTGGCAGAAAGTAGGTGTATTGGCTTCCTGCCAACATATCCGAAGTAGGCAGGTAGCTTAGTTGGCCCGATGAGAAATGCCTCTGCGTGGAGCGCTTCCTGGTCCAGCTCGTGAATGAGGTTGCTCTGCCAACTGTACGGACCTTGCACGCCTAACATCTTCCATAACCTTAGATCAAGCTCTCTCTGCGCTGACTTGAGCTCTAAACTCTTCCACGTAGTCGGAACATCCTCTGTTACGGCTTCGTGAGCGTCGTGCCAGAGTGCGTGAAGTTGTATGAACTTATCGTCCGCCCGTGACAGCATCATCTCGTATACTACCATGCTGTGTAGCAACACTGGCCACCATCTCTTTGTCTGCCCTACGAACCTAGGTATCCTACCTAGACCCACGGCTACATCCTCTATCGTCGGACACTTGTCGTTATCTGGCATTACGAGGATGTTACTCAGCGTCATCATTCTATGAGCCCTCCTGGATAGTATCTCGGTCCCTTCTCAGTCTGGACTGTCTTCAACTTGTTGGTCCGACTAAGCACACTTATGATCTCGTCAAGTTCATCTGTTCGTACACTGTGCTTATACATATCAAGTAACTTTGCATAAGATACTCCGTCGCCCATGTTGACCGTCTCGCCGATCTGTTGTATGTCCAGCGTCAACGGATTCTTACCCACGGCGCTGAATGTCTTAGCCATTGCTGGCTCTGCTTGGCCTAGCAGGTTCATGCTTGTCTCAACGTCAGATACAGTCAGTATCGCATCATCCTTCCTCGATGCCGAGACCAGCATGGCAATCTTAAGCATATGCATCGGCTTGCGTTCGAAGTAGCCAGCCAGTCGAGTATCTGATACCGGCCGCTGGCCTGTCTGATGTACTCCTACGTACCAGTCACGGTACGCTTTCTCTGCTGCTGGCTCAAGCTTATATTGTCCTGAGATCAGCGCTATACGCTGCAAATCTTTCTCAAGTAGCTCGCCTAACTCCACCTGTTCCTTTGATAGCGTCGGAAAAGGGTCCTTGATCCGAGGAGTATCTTGATATACGAAGATGATCCTTGATGTCAAGCCTATGCCAACGGTGTCGAGTGGCAGCGATCTCGCAATCCAATCTGGCGTGGTAGCTCCCTCAAGGTTGAGGTAAGGCGCTTTGATCTTGTTAGTCCCGCCCATCTTCGTCTTGTGTATCCACTCTTCTGGCGAGTCGTAGATATCTGTTAGAAAGACTACCATGTCCATGCCTGACGTAGTCAGCAGGCTCGCGAACTCAGTCGAGTACGCAGTCATGCTACTGTGGCCGTCGGCATGAGACTGAGTCAGGTCTAAGATGAGCCGCTCTCTCGATGTCGAATCAGTTGAAAAATTGATCCCTGGTGTCTTAGCCAGGAAGCTTCTTCCTATCCGCATAGCTGTCGACTTCTTACATCTTCCTGCTGGTCCGACGAGAACGATGTACAGGTTAGGATGTAAGAGGAAGTATCCCATATCGAAGAAGGCTTTCCTCCTAATCGCTCCAGCAATCGTTGAGAGTGCTGTCCATACGTGATACTCGTCAGGGCTTTCTGATTCAGCTGTGTAGGCCATGTAAGCCTGTATCCAATCCGGGAGCAGTCTGTCAGGCACTCAGCTTCCACTTCCTTAATCCATCTGGATTCTCTCCCGTTTTCTCGCTGAACTCTCCCCAGTTCCTACCTACTTTCGCGTCACTTGGGATGGTAAGTGTTCTTCCATGAATCTCGATAGGTATTTCCATAGCTCGTTGAACTCCTGGGACGACAGTTCCCACTTCGCTTTCCAGACACTGCCCCAACACCGCGTCGTGCTCGTTAAGAAGAATCTCTGCCCCTTCAACTTTAGATGCAGCGAGCATCCCCATCTCCCCGAGGATGCCGACGGTGCATTGGGGCTGAAAGGCAATGGCTTCATTGAAGAAGTTGACTGGGTCCCATCTTCCATAGAACTGTCTCTTCCATCCGAGTGGAGTTTCGAGGAGTCGGTATTTGAGAGCGCGTCTAACATCTTCCCACCACACTTCCTTGATCTCTGGATACAGCATGAAGTAGGCTGTCTGTCCGTTTACCACTTCGCTGTAGTTCAACCTTATCCCGTCGGCCGCCGCAACTTTGACAATGCGATCCGGTCCTTCTCCGTAGTTCGAGCCGTGTACGATCCGTTTGACCGTGACACGATGTTCCTCATCATAATGACCAAAGAAGCGAATTGCGTTCTCTTTATGAATGTCTTTCCCGCTAGCAAAGAGCTCGATAAGAGCGTCGCATCTTGCCAGATACGCCACCACTCGTGCCTCGGCCTGAGAGAGATCGACGTAGAAGAACACCTTTCCAGGATCAGCAGTGAACATCTGTCTGAGCTTCGGCGGTATGTTCTGTAGGTTAGTCCCAGAACCGTAGATGTTCGCTCGACTTGCCAGCCTGCCTGTTCGAGTGCCTGAGGGATCGAAGAGGCAACGCATCCTCCCGTCAGCGTCAATTCCGGCATTGAGGTATCTCTCTATCAGGTCCCTGCGCTTGCGGATTTCGAGTATGGTCATTAGGACCGGGTGGCCGTACTTCGCTGCGAGTTCTACGATAGCGTCCTTATTAGCCGTCGGGCGTTTCGTCTCGCGGTGGAGCTTGACTGGAAGCTTCAGTGTGGTGTACAACAGGGTGTGCATGTCCTTGACAGACTTGACATTTAGCGGTTTGCCGGCTGACTTATCGAGGAAGTTTTGGAGATTGACAACTTCCGATTCGTACTGCTTCTGCATGGCAGCTCTGAGTGGAAGGTCAACTTTCACTCCCCTTCGAGACATCTGTCGAAGCAGTGGCAGGATTGCCATCTCATGCTCGAAGACGTGCCGCACTCCGAAGGTGTCAAGCTCCTTATCGTGAACCTGTCTGATCTCTCCCGTGCACGCTGCGTCGTAGCCATTGTAGCGATAGAACATTCCTATGTCGCCTGTCTGCGACCACAGCTTTCCGTCGTCCTTGTAGTAGGGCTCCTTAGTGTATATGCTAACTTGGAAGCCTAAGCCCTTTCTGAGTGGCGAAGTAGTTCCTGGCTTCCCGCCTCGCAGCATCTTGACTTCGTCTCCGCCTCCAGCGGCTTCGAGAAGCAGCGCGTGATGGGAGTACATAATGTCCCACACGAAGTTCACTACCTCGTAGCCGTTGTCCTCAAGTACAGTCAGATCGTACTGTCCGAAATTCTGACCGCACTTCTTAGCAGGAGACGCCAATAGTCTGCGGATAATCTGTTCGCCTCCAGAAGCCGTTCGAGGCACGACAAGAGCTCTATCCGGCCGGTCGCTAAACCCGGTACAGATAAGTTCGTGCTTGCCTTTACCGGGTGAAGTCTCAATGTCCACTGAGAGCCACTCCGCATGGTACATCTCCTCGACCCAGTCAGCGCCTTCGGGCCAGACTCGTATTTCACGTTTTGGTTGGACGATCTCTGGATACTTTACTTCCTCCACCACACGCTTCATATCTAGCTGAATGAGCGCCTTGTTCTGATACATCCTGAACACGCTAGCAGGGTGGAATGTCCCTATGACCTTCTGTCCCTTGACCAACGTCGACTCGAGAACGGAGCCGCGATATTTAGTGATGCTGTGCTTGTTAGTGAGGAATCGTAGTGGCACGTCGCCGAGAGCGAGGACCAGATTGGGCCTGATCTCCTCTATGTCCTTCTTAAGCTGAATGATCCCGAGTGCCAACTCGGGCCTCATCTTTGGCTTGAGGAACCACTCGAAATTGTTGCCCGGCGGACGGATATGAGCTACGTTGGTGACAAAGACTTCACTGCGTGGGATGCCTACATCGGCGAGATACCTGTCCAAATCCTGCCCTGACATGCCTGAAAACGGCACGCCAGAGTCATGCTCCGTGGCTCCAGGAGCTTCGCCGACTGCGACGAGCTTAGCTGTCCGTGGGCCGGACTGGATTAGCCGCATCTGGGACCTGACAGGTCATTCGCGGTTGTCCTTCCAGGCATGTATGAGACTGAGGCCTGACTTGATTCCGAGCGTTGCTCCCTGTCGCTCCGCTGTGCTCGCACAGAGTATGAGCACTTCGGAGATTAGCTCGACTAGCTTCTTAGCGATGTCCTCTTTTTGCGCTTGCCAAACTACTACATTCTCTCGTAGCGGTATGTGCAGAGCGCGTTTGATCTGCTCATCGCTGAGCTCGATGCTCACCTCTTGAATCCGTAGCCATAGGCTTCGTGAATCCACCACGAGTCGCTCTGCCCAGCGTGAGCGTTCTTCATGTGCTCGTCAATACTTATGGAACTCGTCGCGGTGAAGCCGCAGGCACATTTCCATATGAGAGTCATTCGAGCTCCGGTGTCCAGGCTTTGATCTTCTTTATCGCTACCGCTCGCCTCTCAACGCTAAGCTCACACCCCCAGTACTCCCGCTGAAGCGACGTAGCCGCCGCTGGAACTGATCCACTTCCAACGAAGAAATCGGCCACAGTTTCGCCAGGTACCGTAAGTCGCCGGATAAGCTCTTGATAGAGTTCCACTGGACGTTCAACCAGCAGATCTCGCTCATCACCCGGTACGGGGGAAAAGCGTAATACGTTTGGTAGGCCACGTTGAATCATCTCCGGATCGCCCTTTAGACAGTGGAGTGCCATGTCGTATCCACGCGCAAAATACCTGTCTGGTCGAGCCGTATAACAACGCCCATCTGACCTATCCCAGATGATAGGCATTTCGTCAACTGTGAATCCAGCTGCACGAAAAGCAATCTTAGCCCGCTCGTACCAGGTAGGGCCAAGAAACCAAATGAGCCAGCCGTTGGGCTTGAGAACTCTGTATAGGTCCGGAGCCATGCCAAGTAGGCGCTCGTAAGACTTTTTGTCGTCCTGATACGCCGTAACTGCTTGTTCAGTTCCTGCTTTGCGCTCGTCGTAGTCAATCCCGAACGGAGGGTCAGTAAGGATAAGACTAAACATTCCTTCAGCGAGCTGTTTAACCACCTCGACAGAGTCACCGAGGGCGATTTTCTCCTCGATCTCTTGAAACTCAGCAGGATTATCTCGGACTTCCTTAGTTCGCGTGACGCTAGCCACTTTGGAGAGAGCCCACGACCTCGCTTGGTTGATGCTCTTGGCATCTTTCAGCTCCGGAAAGATATCCATCATGTGAGCGAGCTTGATCGCCTCCTGAACTCGCTCGCGCTCTGTGCCTGCGACCTGGCCAGTCATAGCTGTGGACCAGTTGGGATCGAGCTTCTTCTTGAGTTCGTCGAGCTGGGCAAGGGCCTTGACTCTCTCCTGCCAAGTCATCTGCTCTCGCTGGATATTCTCCTCGAGCTCGATCTCCTTCTTCTGGATGTCGTTCAGATTCGCCTGGCGCTCGAAGCGGATAGTCTTCCAACCGAGTGCCTTCGCCGCTGATAACCGTCTGAATCCTGCTACGAGCACGTCGTAGTCGTCGAGGATGATAGGCTGGAGCAGTCCCCATTTGGTGAGCGATTGCTTCAGCCCTTCCATGTCCCCTGTCGCGCCACGAAAGCGTCCCGCTTCGACAGTGACTTCGGCCAGGTCGATCTCAGCCACGGCGACCTCTCGGATCAACCATTCCGGCCGGCTGAACCTGAACTGGCATAACCCTGCCGCTGCTGAGCTTGACAAACACCAGACCCATGATCTCTGGGAAGGTGCCATGTGCGCCTTCGGGCACGAGCCAGTGATCCACTTCGTTGTTGACTTCGTCAACCCCCGTATAGTGGATCAGCTCCTCGACTTTGCGGCCAGGAAACAGTGATGCCAACAACTGCTCCTTTGTCTCATAGGTGTGACTGACTATCGGTCCCATGCTCCGCGTAAACACACGGATGATGAACTTCTCTTTTGGCATCACCAGAGGCTCGCCCACTTCATCCCCCTTGTAGTTGTACGGATTTGTACAAGTCACCAATCCTGCCAAGAGGAATCGAACCCCTCGGCAGGCGCCCTGCTACACCCTGAGGTACCCCGTGATCTGGTCCCTCTTCTGCTCCTGCCCGCCTTCGGGCTTGTACAGGTTCTCCTCCACCACGACCATCAGCTCATGGCCGCGCAGCGACTCTGTGTCGAAGGGCGGCTTTGGCTGAACGCTCGGATCGCGGTACGCGTCGGCGAGATCGGTCATCTTGCAGGCGCGAAGCAACTGATCGAACCCCATGCTGCCTTCGCCTGAGATGACCAGATGCGCCGTGCGAGTCCGCTTCTTCCCGTCCACGTCGATCTCGAACTTCGGCATCACCTTCGAGTTGCCCGCCTTCGACTTCCCTGCTTCCACGTCGATGATCCGAGCCTTGTACGTGTTCGGAGGAATCGGAGTGGTGTAGTCTTCTGCCGCCGAGGTATCCGGCGTCAAGACTGGTGACATACTTCCCCCTTAAGCCGTTTTGACGGCCGCTGGAGTTGGCGCGGTCGAGGGCAGAGACGCTTTGTCGCCACTTGCCTGTGCCGCTGCGATTTGCTTCATGGTCTCAGCGTGGCCAGCGGCTATCGCCTTGGAGACTGCTTCGTACTCCCAGGGAGTTCCGTTAGGCACGCCGTTCCTGCTGCCGACCTTCCTGAGCCCATCAGGCTGAGTCTGACACACTCGATCCCAGAATTGCACGGTGGAGTTGGTTTCCTTGTAGTACTTCAACTCCCCCTTCTTCGCCTCGATGTTGTAGACTTCGTCGAAGCGAAGTGGTACAGCTTCAGCTGACTGGCCCACCAGATTCGGCACCAGCGAAATCAAGTTGCCCTGCTTGTCGCGCACCTCCTTCTCGTGGCAGATGAATACCACGTCCTTCCCACTACTCAGGACCATATCTACGAACTGTTCGACGAGGCTCCGCTCTGCGCCGTAGTCCTGAATCTTTGGCACGAGGAGCCCATACTTCTCTGCTTCCTTCTGGGTGTTAGACATATGATGATACTCGTCTGTCCCCAGCAGGATGACAGCCTTGTTCTGTGCATCGCTACTGAGTGTCGTTCCTGAGTCGATGATCCAGGTGTCGAACATGTCTCGCTTCCCTGGCTTCATCATCTCGTCGAAGAACTTGCACGCATCGTCGTAGGCATTGTGCGCTGTGACGATTGCGCCTTTGAACGTCCGCTCGTAGAACTCCTCCCAGATGAACTTCCTGACTCCGTGCTTCTTGACGAAGTCCGGGCCGAGCAGCGTGCTCATTCCCCTGTCAAAGTCCAAGACGCAGGGCCGAGGGAAGGTACCGGCTCCGAAGGTCTTACCGACCTTGCTCTTCCCCCAAGCCAGAATCTTCTTCTGCGATCCAGGCTTCCAGGTAGCAGTCTCCTTCATACAACTCTCCCCAGTAGTACGTTGGCCTTATCGAGCATCCGGCCGTGGTCATAGCCAGTAATGTCGAAGGTAGCTTCCTGTCTGTGCTCGAGAATCCATGCAGTCTTATCGAGCCATCCTGCAAGATCGTAGCACTGCACGATGCGAGTCTTAATCAGCAGATCACGGCAGCGATACATCTGCTCGACTAGCTCTGTCGGCTCGACGTGACCAGACATGGTCTCGATTGGGATGACTTGGGTAACATCTACCGTATCATCCTCATCCAGCTTCTCAGCCACTGCTTCCTGGAGCTCGTTCGCCACGAGGACCGCTTCCATCTCGTCCTCAGCGTCGAACATTGTTCGGAGCGTGGCGACGAACTGCCTCATACCAGTACCACCTCACAGTCGTATCTGTCTTCGAGATTCTCTGCTATCCCAGCGATCCTCTCAGCGATCCTCGTCTCGTCACGCCCGTCGTTTCTTACGTTGAACAGGCGCCGTACAGTCGGCAAGACGAAGAGCTTCTTTACCATGCAAACTTCTCCACGATAGCCGAGCGTGAACTGTGCTACTCGTCCCCACAGCGCGATCTCTCCGAAAACTGAAACTGAATATTCACCTGCGAGATCAACTGCCTGCTCCCTCGTCTTGACCGCGTGGATACCAGCTGTCGCAAACACGTGATGTAGCGCGTCCCTGTCCTTGTCCCAGAGCTTCGGGTCGATGGGTCTAGCGTCGGACCTTAGTACCGGCCCTTCCCAGGGACAATCTGCTGCGACAGACGAGAGGATCCACTTGTTATCCTGGTCTTTCCTTACTCCCCAGATTCTCCACGCAGTGATCGGATGCTCGAGCCTTGTCGGCTGTCGCCTCCAAATCGGAATCTTGTGCGTGTCAGGGTACATGATTGCCATCTCTTCCTCCCATTTTACGTGCTCGGCAAAGGCCTCGTCGATCCTGTGCCTGAGTCCCGGCGCCATTAGTATTGCAAACTGTGCTGGAGTTATCACTTCCCTGCCGGTACGGGCTCAGCCTTCTCTGGCGTCTCTACCGAGTCAGGATCGCTCTCGATGTGAAACGGATCGAGTGGAATCCCCTCAGGATCGGCCTCGAAGATTTCCTCAAGCTCTCCCAGTCTCATGTCGTCTCCGGTGGAGTGTAGTCTTCGCTTAGGTCTGTTGCCGCGCTGCCAAGCTTCAGTTCATGGGCTCGCTTTGCTTCCTTGATCTCGAACCGTAGATTCCTCGGCGCAGAACAGTCTCTGTGCCATACTCCTACTTCTATGCACCAGAAGATTTCATCTCCCGGCATGGTCTGCTCTCCACACGACAAGCAGAAGCTCTGAAACTGAGCTCTGATCTGTCTGATCTTCCCTATGTCGTTACTTTGTGACACGCTCGAGCTCGTCGTTGATAGCACGAAGTTCGTTCATGAGGAGTTCTGCCTCAGCGTCCAGCTCTTGGAGCGTGTAGCGAATATCGCTTTGCTTATTCCGAACAGCTGCTAGTCTGATACGAACTTTTATCAGGCGGTTGAACGCGGAGTCAGTCATCGCGAGCCTCGTAATCCCACTTTGAGACAACGTAGTCTTGCTCGATGCGCTTCGCACGCGATGCAGGATCGTTGAGAACGTGAATGGAATGATACTCACATTCTCCGTAGTTCATGCACTGGCTCGTCTCGAGGCGCCACACTCCACCGCGTTCTGCGCGCTTGATGTCGTTGCAGCGATTCCTCACGCCGATGAGCCACTCACTGATCTCGAAGTCGTTTCGGCTTGTGATGTGGCGCTTGAATCTGATCTGGCCAGACTCGTACAGCCCGAGCGCGTTGATGATCGCTCCGCCTATACGCCTGTTAGTGAGCTTGCTGAGTCCCCAGATATAGCCAGTCATCTGATTGTCTGGTTTGTACTGGAGGAAGTAATACGAGCCGACCTTGCTTGGGTCTTTCAGGCCTCCAAGTCTAGTCGTCGTCTTGTGGTCTACGACGTAGACTGGCTCTCCCCACTCCGCTCCCACGTCGATGATGCCGCCGTAGAGAATCTCCTCAAGCGGTTGACCGCAGTTGGAGCATCTGCCGCTCAAGTAGTCGCCCTCGTCTGAGTACATCTCGCAATCCTGGCACTCGAGGAACATACCTGTGTCAGAGGTGAACGCAACCTCGACCAGCAGACCTTCAGGTCCCTCGAGTGGCTTCCAGATTTCCTTCGGATACTCTTGAACGTACGAGGCCATCACCTTAAGGGCATACGCTTCTGTCCGGAAGTCGTCGCTCGGCATGACATCTGGCCAATGTGCGTGAATCGAGGCAAGGGCGGCAGAGAGCTTACCGGTCCTGTACCACTCTGCCAGCCCATAGTGCATCACTCCGCCGAAGC